CGTAAAAGATTACTTTTTAAAAGCTTTTTCTGCATATATTTAATCTTTTTTTTTATTTAAAAAGGCTTGACATAGGCGAGCTATAGAGTAGGGAGAAAAGCCTCGTAAGTCGTTGATACTCAATGAGTTACGGGTCGGGGCGGGGGCGTGGCCCGTAACTCCCTATCGCTCAGTGAGTTAGAGCGTTTTATTCGTGTCAAGTAAAAAGCGGCATATTTCTGCGAGGGCTATGCCAGACCCACGATCACTCCTTATTTAACGTCTTACGGATCGCTTAACCGTGTTTATACTCACTTGACGAAAGGCTACCCTTGGTTAATTTTGATGATTTGTCTAAGTACCTTCACAGTCTCCTCGTGATTTATAGCGGTGAATTTCCACTGATCCCAATCCTTGTTGTTAACTCTAGTGTGAAGGTAGTTTGTACCTGATGGGTAAACAGTAAGGATCATATTGTCAGTGCGGTACTCTTGGCTTTGTGGTGTTGTTGTCTTAGTCATGGGGGGTATTCTAGTATAGAGTTGGGGCTAGTGTAAAGGATTATTTTTTGTAGTAATCTGGGACTAGCTCATTCCAGTTGGTAGGATTAGCCTTCCGCTCTTCTTCACGCTTAACGGTTTCCTTGTAAAGATTTTTGCTAGCTTCTCTAACTCTCTCTTCGTAGGTGCGGCCTGTGTTCTTTGCTGTCATGTGAGTAGTATACTAAAAAAAAGAATTAAGCGCAAGCTATTTCTTTGACGTTATTGATGGTATCGCTTGCCCATTCTACTGAAGCATATTGTTCGCCCTCGTCCCAAACCCTAACTGCTTCAATGACCCCCTCATAGGACTTGCCCTCGTAAGAGAATTCGCAGTAGTAGTAAGTGGCTGAATCCATAGCGTGAATGTCATCACTGATTTCTAGATCTTGGACTAACTTGGTTGGGAGTGATTTGGGGATAAAAACGCTCTTGCTATCTTGCAAGGCGAGCTTTGCCGCCATCATCGTTACGAGGTAGGGATTTTCTTTCATGGGAGTAGTATACATTAAAAAGTGATTTTAAAAAAGCTTTTTCTTCTATAAAACGAAAGTTTTTTATGCGGCTGATAGATTGAGGATCTCTCTGGCCTTCCTTCTCTTGTCTTGGCTATAGAAGAAAGTCACCATCTTGCCACCTGCAGAAACATAAGAGAAAGCTTTTGAGCATTGATAACCGAGCTTCTCAACACGCTTTGAGGTGTTCTCTAGAATGAGATCGGCAAACCTGTCGGTGCTATCACCAACTCTTAAACCTTTGATTGTGGACAATGTCCAACGCTTAGCCTTCTCACTAGCAGCGAACTGCCTAGGGAATGCAGAGAAGGTAACTGCGAATTCAATTCTAATCTTTTGTTTCTTCTGTCTGGCAGCAATCTGTCGCTTGACCTCTTCATTTATGCCTCTGTTGAAAGACTCATAAGCTACCTTAAGACCGCAAAAGTCATACCACACGAAAACAAAGTCATAATTAGACTCATCATATTCTAAGGTTGTGATGTCTCCACAAACTGCGGTCACTTTGTTTTTGAATCTGGTTGATCTGATTTGGTCCTCCATTCTCCAGACTGTCAACTGATCTGTGTTCATAGAGATGACATCGCCATACTTAGACAATTCTTTTTCATGCCCTAGGTAACCCTCGCAAAGTGTGATAGTCAAAACTCTTTTGCCTTGCAAGTGAGCTTGCTTTACCTCGTCAGTGATCTGATCTCTGATGATTGATTTTTCTGGCTTCTCTTGGATGGTGGTCATTCCTGTTTCGCTATACATAATGGTGTTGTGTTTGAACTGGGAGAATCCTACCAGAACGGCACAACATAGCAACACAATTTTAAATGTTTTTTTATTAATTTTTATTATAAAAAAGCTTGACACACTTTCAGATTACAGTATGGGGAAAACCTGCGTAACTCACTATCGTTCAGTGAGTTACGGTTCGGGGCGGGGGCGTCGCCCGTAACTCGTTGATACTCAGTGAGTTACAACGTTTTTTATTTTATTGATTTATTTCTTGACATGGGGAGAACCCGCCCCCCACCACAGGGGACGGGCTATACACACAACACACACTTACAAAAAGAATTTGAAGATGCCGACCCAACGGCTTCGGACATTTTGAATCCCGGCGACTTGGAGAGTGCGGAACTTGCGCTCCCCTCCGTCATCTAGGTCACGGGTAGCAGCGACAAGGTAACGCTTATTCATAGCAGAGAACGCATCTGTCTCTACTCTTTCCACTAGGAAGTTTCTTATTCCGCTCACCTTGACAGTGGACTCGCCAGAGTTGACATAGGTGACAATGCTATTCGTGACAAGCTCCTCCAGCTCTGCAGGAGACATCTTGTAGAAGTTACGAAGCTTGCGCTTGTCAGATAGGTTATCCCAGAGGATAACGAAAGCGGAGATCAGAGCAATGATGCCGATGATGGCAAAAGCTACTGGTGTAAGGTTTGAGGAGAGGGCTTGTTGGATGGTGTCTAGTATTGTTTGCATAACGGGATTTTAGTTGAATAGGTAGTTGAGGTCAATGCTTTTTTGAAAATCTTTTTCGAGATCTTCGGAGTGGTCGATCATCTCCAAGTTGCCAGCGATGACAAGCGTGAAGATGACCCCTGCGATGGTGAGGATAGTGTTCATGTTACTTAGAGGATTTGATGAGGAGCTTGGCGATCTTGTTACTGACAGAAAGCATCCTGCGAGTTGGCTGCACGGGAATCCCCTTGAATTCCGAATTGAAACGGTAAGAGAGGAGCTTGCGAGCTTGAGACTTAAGTTCTTTCTGGTATTCTTGTTGCTGTGTCATGTGAGAAGTTTAGTTGAATTGTGGGTTGGGTGCAAGCACTAATTGCATCTTTTTTAATTTATTTTTCGACGACTGGGGTGGGTTGGAAACGACGCATCCCGACGCGATCAATGCTCCCGAAGCGGAGAGTCTTGAAAACTTGCTTGTTACCAGTCTTGCTATCGTGACTCTTGTCAACGACCTTGCACACTGCGAACTCGTCACCAATGCGGTCAATGCTTTTGAGGATGTACATGCGAGCATTTCCATTATTGGAAGTATAGTAAACAAACTGTTTCCCTGTCAGGCTAGTGATGTTGTCTTTTGTGATCATGTGAGGATTTTACTGCATGGATCGACTAAACACAAGATCTTTTTTGCATTTTTCTGTATTATTTTAGCCTAATAGGCTCGCCCCCCATTAAAATAAAAACAACTTTATGCTTGACGCCGCAAAGTCGCGGGGGGAGTACTTTTTCAAAAACTAAACAAGTAAATTATCATAGTTGGGCGTTGGCTAGGGGAAAATGGCGGGGCTATTTTTGGCAAAAGTGATGCGCCGAAAAAACCGAGTATAAAAAATATAAAATTAATAGGCCGCGAATATAATATAGGAATGTGTTGTATTATCTGTGGAGAAGAGAAAGAGAGAAAGACGTTTATAATTGAGCAAAAAATCACAGATGATGTGGTTTATAAGAAGGAAGTTAAAATTAATCAAAATATTTGCCCCGAATGTTTCAGGGAGGATAGTGTGACTGGGCGGCAGGGTGATCAAATTAGGGTGGTATTAGCCCCTTATAAAGAAATTATTGATGCGGAGTTTTGGGGCAGCTCAGAAATAAAGAGAGATGATATTTTGTTTCTGTATGAAGCCGCTCAGATTTTAAAGCAAAAAGGTATTATAAGCAGTGAATCGGATGGGGGAGAGTTTAGCAAACGAGCAAAAGATGTAATTAAAAATAAAAATCCAAACTTCCTAAAAACAATAAAAGCTCCTAGTATCATAGGTATACATTTAGAAATTAGACCGTATATAACCAAACCTGATTTTGAACGTCTTTTGAATCACATTAAAAATCGTGCGGGTGATTATATGGGGTATATGGGTAAAGGAAAAATACACGAATTATCTGACGATAGAATTTCAGAACTGTTCGATTTAGGTTATGTTATCTTCGGATCTGATGGTAAGCCTAAATTTGGGGATAATAAAACAAAAAAAAATAAACCGTGTACCAAATGCGGGGAAATCAAAAGTTGGTTGGATTTTTATGAATATAAAGACAGGGGACGCAGGTCTAACGAATGTTTAGATTGCGTAAAAAAAAGGACCAAAAAAAGATACGAAGAAAACTGTGAGGCTCTTAAAGCTAAGGGAAGAGAGTACAATAAAAGTCCAGCTGGTAAAGCGGCAAGAAAAAAATATGAAGCCGCCCCCGAACGAAGAATTTTTAAAAACTTACGGAAAAGGCTCGGTGAGGTTGTAGATGGAGATATCAAAGCGGAGACTAAAGATGTGGGGATGAACACAAAAGGTGTGAAAAGATATTTGGAGAAGCAGTTTGTCATATATGGTGAGTGGATGAATTGGGATAATAAGGGTGCTGGTGAGAACTTAGATCATCAGGATTGCTGGCATGTGGATCATCTTATCCCTATATCTAAGTGGAAAGAAGAGAAGAACTTACTACCTACTTATTTTGAAGGGATGGGGCCGAATCACTATACGAACTTGAGGCCGTTATCGGGTATTGAGAATATCGCTAGAGGTAATAAAGTTGACCCTAAAGAAATTGAAAAGCATTTCAAAAAAATAGCAGAAATATTTCCTGACATGGATTTTGGTCAACAAAAAGTGTAACATAAAGTATGACATACAGGAATATGGCGGTGAAAGTAGATGGAGGTGATCCTATTATGGGGACTAGAGTTGGGGTGGATTTCTCTACTAAAAACCAAGTAAAGAGACAACTAGCTGCGAACATCGACCCTAATGACCAATTACGCTTTAATGGTGATGTCGATTGTAAGATCAGCGTGGATTTTCTTGTGAGGAGTAGTGATCTGAGTTACGATGGATTGAATTTTATGTCTGATTTGTATAATGGGACTGGGGAGAATACAATGTTAGTGAATGTTGGGGGTAATGCTTATAATGAGTGTTATATAGATAATTTTAGTGTTACAGTGAGGCCTTTCGAACCTGTGACCGCAAGTGTGACTTTTAGTAGTTACAATCCTAGTAGTGCTGCTTTAGCTGGGGCGATAGATAATAATACTGATACTCTTTTAGTTAGTAGTGATTTTATATATGGGCATACTTGTTCTTTAAGTAATGCGGGTAATGTGGTCGCGGCTAATCTTGTTAATAGCCTGACTTATAATAAAACATATTCAAGAACTCCCGTTTATGCGCTAGGTTCGCAACGGGCGACTAACCAACTGATAGATGGAGTGGAAGTGGATGTAAATGTCGAGTCTACAGGTCTAAATTCTTTGATTGATTTTAGCGGTAGTAAATTAGGGGGTAGTTTTGGGGTATTGTTAAATGATATCCAAAATAGTGGGGTTCATTATGATTCTGCTGATTTTGATTTGACTGTCAGTGCTGGGGCGCATGTGATTGATGAAGGTTATTCTGTTGATGGCGGTGGCACTTTAGTCACAAGAGCAACAATAAAAGAAGTAATTCTGTAAAAAACAGTGTAATATAGTATACATATGGCCCGAAAAAAGGTTGCTAAGGAAAAAGAGGTTCCGTTTCAATTGTTAGCGGATTTTGAGAGATCAATTAAGTTTAATAAAAGAAAATTTAGATTTAGCCCCAAACAAAAACGTTTTTTAGAGTTAATATTAAGTGAAGATTCCAAAATAATCTTCGTGTCTGGCCCTGCGGGAAGCTCAAAGACTTACATGTCCTTATATGGCATGTTGAAACTTATGGAGGAGGATTTTAGCAAGGATATTTTGTATGTCCGAAGCATCGCTGAGAGTGCAGATAGGGGATTAGGGAGTTTGCCCGGAGATATCACAGAGAAGTTCGACCCATTCCTTGGTCCTCTCTATGATAAAATGGAAGAAATCGTCGCTCCCGGTGATGCAACCTTCTTAAAACAAAAAGGAAAGATATCTGCAGTACCAATAAACTTTCTGAGAGGAGCTAGTTGGCACAATAAGTTGGTTTTTGCTGATGAAGCGCAGAACTTCACCTTAAAAGAGTTAACTACTTTGATCACTCGTATAGGAGAAGACAGTAAAATAATTATAGGTGGCGACTTTTTCCAAAGTGATATCAACGGAAAGAGCGGTTTCAATCCAATGTTCAACAAATTCGATGATAATGAGTCAGAAGATATGGGAATTCATACATTCAGCTTCAATGAAAGCGATATTGTGCGTAGTAAAATACTAAAATTCATTATTAAAAAGTTGGAAAGTGGAAATTAGTGTAATTATTTATTAATTTTGATATAATTGTAAGATGAATCACATTTTTTGTTTTAATTGTGGAGTTAAGATTGAATATAATTTTGCTAAACCTAATTTTTGTTC